GGAGATAAATTCACGGTCGGCCTTATCGGCGGTGGAAATGGAACGAGATACACCACAGATACAGCAGAGGTACGCGTCGAGGAGTCGGTAAGAACTAAGCCGCCCTACGACGCTATCACTATGTATGACTCTCTGGGAGAAGCTATCTCAGATCTTCAGGAAGACGTATCAGACCTTGACGAGGGAAAACAGCCAAAGACTCTTGAAACGCCTCTTACGATAGACGGGTCAGAAGAGACTACGGTTGAAGGAGCTCTCGGAAAGCTTAATGATAGAGCGGTTGTTTTTGATGATGCCCTCTCCGATTCTTCAGAGAACGCCGTACAGAACAAAGTATTAAAGGCTATCATTGACACGTTGCAGGCTCAGGAACTTGATACACCACTTACTATAGGCGGAGTATCAAGAACGACCGTAGAAGCTGCGCTCGGTGCTCTTCTTTCGGTTATTCCAGCCGTAGACGCTTCACTTGACTCTACATCAACAAACGCGATTATGAATAAAGCCGTTAAGGCCGTGGTAGATGCCAAGCAGCCTTCGACACTTGAAACAGCCGTAACGATTGACGGAGTATTAAAGACTACTGTTCAGGAAGCCTTAACTGCTATTGCTGCCGTGTTAGCAGCTCAGACAACCATTGATACCGCGCTAGACGATACCTCAGAGCATGCGGTACAGAACAAGGCAATCACAATAGGCATAAACGCAAGGCAGCCTAAGACGCTTGATACAGCCATAACAGTAAACGGCATCCAGTACACCACGGTTGAAAGCGCATTAGGAGCTATCAATACTCTTCTTGCCAACCACTTAACCGCCCAGGTAGCAACATCGGGAGGTGTTCACGATTTTAGGAAAGATCCGAACTCAAATGACCTTCAGTATTATGACGAGACGACTCAGGCATGGATCACAATATCTACCGGCGGAGGTGGCGGATCCGTTACGGTTGACTCTGCTCTTTCGACCTCTTCCGTTAACCCAGTACAAAACAAAGTCTTAACAAATTACATGTATGACTACCTACAGACAAAGGCTTTATCTAGCTCTATGACTATAGGCGGTCAGACTATAACAAGCGTAGAAGCGGCACTCACCGCCCTTCTTGCAATTATCCCGAATATTGATAATGCCCTTTCCTCTTCTTCTGAGAACGGAGTACAGAATAAGGTTATCAAGTCTGCTCTGGATGATAAACAGCCTTCAACCTTATCTTCTTCAATGACGATAGACGGAAGCACTATTACCACGGTTGAAGCCGCTCTTACAGCTCTTAATACTTTGGCAGCGGGTAACAAATCAGGAAAGCAAGACAAAACACTTGCTACACCGCTAAGCATTGAGGGCGCAACACAATCAACAGTTGAAAACGCTCTCGGAGGACTCGCAAACCACACAGCAAAAGAGGTAGCCTCCCAGAACGGAGCACATGGACTGAGATTCTATCAGGACAAATTACAGACCTATGATGGAGTTAATGAGACTTGGGATGATATTCCTACAGGCGGAAATGATATAGGGCTATCAATCATTGACGGAAAGATAGCTCAAACTATAACAATATCTTAAGGAGGCATGTTATGTCAGAAGCAACAAAATTTCTAATGACGGATGAAACCGGAAAAGCTATAGGAGAAACCTTAGAGGACATCTGTAACGCCCTCGGAGGAACAGACTCTCACAAGACTTTCGGATTCATCGAACACAACGATATTGAGGCCCCGGGATCACGTATCGAGTATATCGGCGCAAACAAGGACTACAACCCTATCTCGATTACGATGGGCGGCGGCTATAATCTCGGAGACTGGGCGAGCTTTAAGCTCCTTCAGGAGAATAAGCCTTATATGGTAAATGCCGACGGAACTAAAGACTACGAGCTCTCGTCAAGCGATTATTCTAAAAAGGCCGACGGTGTAACCGCATCAGATGTATCTAACACTTCCTACGCCGGGGCGGGTGCTTTTTCGTGGATATGTAAGATCTATAAGCGCGAGACATATTCCGGCTCAGACAGAAAAGTAGAATTTCGCTTCTCTCCTGCTGACGGATTCGATGCCGTAGGATTCTACGACAAAAACGGAAACCTCTTAGAGGGAAGATGGCTCCCGATGTTCTACGCCTCCTCTCAGTCGAGCAAAGCAAAGACTCTCGCAGGCGTAGCGCCTATCGCATCTCAGGACACGGCAGGACAAAAAACAATAGTAGAAGCTTTAGGAACTCAGGCAAACTTCTTGGGAGGGCCTTTTGTAGAAACGCTTATCGACTTAATGATAATGTTCGCAAAGACAACGGATCTTCAGGACTTTTACGGATATGGAGCCTGTGACGGCTATTCGACATGGAGCACAACGATTCCGGCCCAGACCGTAGTAAGTGGCGGACAGTTTTATGGAACCGACGATAAGAAATCATATAACAAGATTTTCCATTCCGTTGTACTTGGATCATACATGGTATGGATAAGAGATCCATACGAGATACTTGATAACGGTACGCTAAAAGTAAGAAAAGATTATAACATTGACCTTACTGCTGCAACCTACGACAATACAGGACTCCATTATTCAAGCGGAGGTTGGTTATATCCGGACAACTACCAGCCTGTCAAGGGCTACGGAGCTGTACCTACTCAGCCTTGCAACGGCACTACAGCTACAGGCGGTTGTGACGGACTATATGTAAACGCCGGTATTGTGGCGGTCTGCCTCCGCTTCGGCTACTGCTGCAACGGGCTTAGTGACGGTCCTCGTGCTCGGGCTTGGAGCAACGCCGCCTCGGACGCGACCTGGTACTTCGGCTTCGCCGTGCTTCTTGATCCACCTGTCGGCGTAGCCGCTTAGGGGGCGTGGGGGTGCGCGTAGCGCAATTCCCCCACAATCGTAACTATTAACTACTGTATCGGATAGGGGAGATAGCTCCCGACCCTCGGGCGGTCTGCATCCGCTTCGGCAACTGCAACAACGGGCTTAATGACGGTCCTCGTGCTCGGAATTGGAACAACGCCGCCTCGAACGCGAACTGGAACATCGGCTTCGCCGTATTCTACTCAAAATGGAATTGTAAACCAAAGAGAGCTATTTTCCTACACCACTGACGGTTGAAACACCGTTTATCCGCCATTATTGGTTAGGGGAGTGAAAATTATTCCGACACAGGGCGAGCGGAAAGATGGTCGAGTCTACCGCTCGTAGGAGATAGAAGAAAAAATATCTTTTGAGGTTGATATGACCGAACTGTGTAAACATCAATACAAATACCTATACAGTAAAATGTTACAGGAAGACACAATCAGGACGGCATGGAAGAACTTAAGAAAAGGCAAAACAAAGAGACCGGGAGTTATTGCCATTGAAAAGAACTTCGAGGCAGAAGTAAAGAAGATGCGGCTTATGATATTAAACACCAAACCCGAAGGCTACAAAGTCGAAAACCCCGACCTTGCCTATGAGCCGCCTAAAACCAGGAAGGTAAAGATAATTAACGAGCGCGGAAAGATCCGCACTGCTTACCTCGCGGAACTAAGAGAACAGTGGTATTTTCATATCATTGTTGAAGTATTAAGGCCCATAGTTATTAAGCGTATTCATAAAAACTCTTGCGGATCCATTCCGGGAAGAGGCCCACACACCGGAAAGAAAACAGTTGAAAAGCTTATCAGGCGCGGCAAGGGTATAAAGTATTTTTTGAAGTTTGATATAAGGCATTTTTACGACACCTTAAGGATTGACATAGTTATAAAGGAGTTAAGAAAAGATATAGCAGACGAGCTGTTTCTTCACTGTATCGAAAAGATTTACAAGTATTCGAGGCGCGGTATTATGATAGGTCTTTTCATATCTCCATGGTTGGCAAACTATATCTTATCTGGCATTGACACCATGATAGATAACGAGGTGAACGCTTCTGATCCTGTAAGATATATGGATGATATCACAGTGTTTTCAGGATCGAAGAAAACTCTTCACAGGCTCCTACCGAGAATAAAGATGGAGCTCGGCAGACTTAGGCTAAGGCTTAAGAGAAATTATCAAGTATGCAAGTTTGATTACGCCGACAAAGGAAGGCCGCTTGATTTTATGGGCTTTTTGTTCTTTAGACAGAAAACGCTTATCAGAAAAAGCATATTGATTCACTCTACAAGACTTGCAAGAAATCTCTCCAGAGCAAAGGAAGCCGGCAGGAGATTTTACGAGGGATCAGTAAGGGCTATGATAAGTTGTATGGGATGGTTTTTACACACAGACTCGTACAACTGTTATAAAGCAGAAATAAAGCCGTTTGTAAATATCGGAAAACTTAAAAGGATAGTATCAAAACTTGACAAGGAGGAAAATCATGAAGGAATGGAAAAAAGAAATCTGTGCTACGAGACCATCTGAGCTCCAGGTGATAGCGCCCGGCCTTTACATGCAGAGAAGAAACATCGTAGAGGTAACTCACGAGGCCACAAGCACAACGCCGGCGTACACTTGCTTTGAGTGTGAGTCAAGAGAGATCTCGATAGCCGAGTATCATCAGGGAATCGTAGACGACACTCTGGAAGATCATACAGCAAAGCTTGACTATATCGCCATGATGACGGACATAGACATAGAGGAGGTATAATATGCACTCGAAAAACTTTGAAAAGGTAAAAGGTTATTATCAGACATACCTTGACTCCGAGGGAAAAAGGGGATGGTCCAAGGCTATGGTACACAATGCCGTAGGAAAATGGATCACTGCCGAGGAGTATGAGGAGATTACAGGAGATCCTTACCAGTGAAACAAACAAATTATGAAAAGCTCGTGCTTCCGAAACTAGATATTATCGAGGGTTGGGCTAGGAATGGCTTAACCCTTGAAGATATTGCGCACAATTTAGGTATCGGAAGGACGACTTTTTATAAATATACACAAAAACATAAGGAGCTAAAAGACGCTCTCGAACAGGGCAAAGAAGTAGCGGATATCAGAGTAGAGAACGCTCTATACAGACGAGCAGTAGGTTTTTACTCCGAAGAAGAACAGATAGTCATGGTAAAGGATCCGGACGGAGAGACACGCCCTGAGACAGTAACAAAGAAAGTCTACCATAAGCCCGACGTAACAGCTCAGATATTCTGGCTTAAAAACAGGCGCCCGGATAAGTGGAGAGATAAAGTAAACGAGTTTGAAGCAGAAGAGACACAGAACTTAATTATGATCGCGCCGGTAAAGGAGAAAAATGAGTAATGTTTTCTGGAAGCCACAGCCTAGGCAGAGCGAGTTTCAATCTCGCCCGGAGTGGGAGGTGTTATACGGAGGAGCCGCCGGAGGCGGTAAATCGGATTCCTTACTTACGGAAGCCCTTAGACAGGTTCATATCCCGAACTATAAAGCTATCATCTTCCGTAAAACCTTTCCGGAAGCAAGAGAACTCATAACCAGAAGCTACGAGCTATACAAAGTAGCTTCACCAAAAGCAAGATATAACGGTACAGAGCATTGTTGGACGTTTCCTTCAGGAGCAAGAATTTATTTCGGATCCATGCAAAGAGACCAAGACAAGCATAAATACCAAGGTCAGGCATACGACTTTATAGCCTTCGACGAGTTGGAGCATTTCACGTGGGAAGAATACTCCTACATGTTTTCACGAAACAG